TAGTCTTTTTCTTAGGTGGCTTTTTCTTCTTTTTGACAACAATGACTTCCTCTTCAGATTCTTCACTGGCTGATTCATAAATAATTTTTGGTTCTTTCTTTGGCTTTGATGCAGGCGGAGCCGGTGCCTTCTTAGGAGCCTTTGGCTCTATCTTAGGTTTTGCCTTCTTAGGTTCTGGTTCAAACTCTAAGTCATCAGTATCAATTTCAGTTTCATCAGTGGTTTCAATAGGTGGTGCATTGTTAAGTTTATCCTTTAGTGCTTTTAGTTTCATTTTCTTTTCATCAAGTGCTGAAAGCATTTTCTTAGTGGCATTTTTTTGTGCTTCACTTCTTTCTTTTTTCTGCTTTGGTTTGGTAAGGGATTCAGTTTCATTTAGCGATTCCTCCATTATATGGTAAGCGGATATAAAAAAGCCTAAAGTCTCTTAATTAAATAGTTTCATAATATATAATGCAAATTCACGAAATCCCAAACAAGGATATTAAGGATACAAAGCCAGTAAAGGAGAAAATGGACAAATACATACCAGACATTGTAGAGGGCGTAAGCCGTAGAAATGGAATGATTTATTTGTTAATAGGTAGTGGAGGTTCGGGGAAGACCAGTTTGCTGTTAAATCAATTTCGTCGTGGCGGGGCTTACCATAGGAAGTTTCATAACTTATATTTATATACACCGTCTATAAGTTTCTTATCAGTGAAAGACCACCCATTTGAGAAACACGAAAGAGTGTATCACGAATTAACACGTGATGGATTGGAGGAATTGTATGATGAACTGAAAAGTAGGAAGGAAGATAGAGAAGAAGATGATGATATGGAATACAACTGTGTAATCATAGATGATATGGCAAGCACACTGAAAGAGAAAGACGTCCAGAAGTTATTAAACACAATGCTTATCAAAGCACGACATTTGAATACTTGTTTTATATTTACATTACAGAGTTATTTGTATATGCCAAAGATGTTAAGGAAACAGACAACATATGCGACAATTTTCAAACCGAAGAATAGAGAGGAATGGCAAACACTAAATCACGAATTATTACAAATGAAAGAGGATGATGCTAAGAAGTTATATGATTATGTATTTGAGAAGGAGTATTCACATTTAGACTGCGACACGATAGAGAACAAATTATATCGTAATTTCAACTTACTTGAAATAACAAAAGCGGGCGAAGCAGTTTAGCGGGGACATTATCTATTGTTATTGTAAATGTTGATTGAATCGCTTCAAATATTCTTGAATAGTAGATACGCAAATGAATATGTAGATGGAAATATAGCAAACTCTATATACTACTTACCAGTGATAGAGATTCCAGATGGACATCATATCTATTTATCATTACAGAATGCTAGTATCCCCTACAGTTTCTATAGTATTACCAGTGTGGATAACACCTTCAGTTGGGGATTGGTTAGCGGACCTATAAACACATACTATGTTCAGCCCGGAAATTACAACATAACCCAACTTATAGATATTATCCAGACAGCAATGGGTAGCTCTTATAACGTAAGTTATAGCACAACGACAAGTAAGATTCTCATTACACATAGTAGTTCAGACTTTATAATATATGCCTCTACAATAAATCACGTATTAGGATTCTCTAAAACTACAAATACAACAAGCACAGCACGTGTTCTCTACGGAAGAGACTGTGTTAATCTAAATCAAATAAGGGCTCTAAATATAGAAGTTAATTTCCCTACATACAATGTAAATGTGGCTCAACCATATAACCAGAATATATTAGCAACGATACCGGTATATGTGGCGCCATTCTCTATAATTACATATCAGAATCCGAATAACTTTAGGACTAACTTATACATTAATAAATTGGAACAAATCCAAATCCGAATAATTGACAACAATGGTTTGCTCGTGGATATGAATGGAATTAATTATCAGATGACGCTCCAATTAGATTGTATTAAGTTTACAGAATAAAATCTAGGCATTTATTATAAATGATAGGACATAAAATGCCACTTGGACGCGCAATGATGGGGCATAAGATGCCTTTAGGTAAAGTGAGAATTGGAGGTAAGATGCCTTTATTAGAAAGGCCAGTCGCCAAAATGGTGGAACAGGCTCTCCAAAGAAAAATCTCTGGAGGGTTAGAAAGAAGAAAATAAGCCTTTGGAAAACATTTAGAAAGACGTTTAAATGTTTGTCTCAGAAAAAAATCCCATAGTATATTATAATGATTCCTGCGAACCTCAAATACCAGTCCAAAGTTGAGTCTGCCCCTGCTCGCCGATATCTGACCCAAATCCAGCCTCAGGGCGGAACGGGCAACTACAATCCCGGTGATACTATTACTATTAACATTCCTACCAGAAATAACACCGCTTTAATCCCCTCCGAATCATACTTGAAGGGTCAATTCAATTTAATTGCAACCACTGCTTCTACTTCATCTACATTAGAGTCCTGTGGTTGGCACCAGTTTATCCAGAGAGTGAGGGTCTTCCACGGCTCCAATCTTTTGGAGGATATTGATAACTATGGCCAGCTTGCCAAGATTTTATACGATTACCAGGCTCCCGATGATGCTGTTAAGGGTCGCTTTTCCATTACCAGTGGAACCAACGAGGATTATTCTGGTATAGGAACTGGCGCTGCTGCCCTCCAGAATGTCCGCTCTGTCAATAGAGGCCGTGCTCTTGGAGCGCTCCCTATCAGTGCTGTCGGCACTCCTTTCTCTTTCGCCATCAACTTGGTTTCGCTTGTTGGTGCTTTGGCTGGTGAGAAATACTTGCCTTTGTGGGAGATGACCGCTGCGCCCTTAAGAGTTGAGATTGTTCTCCAATCTACTCTTTTGAATGCTATGATGGTTGAAGGTGGTGCTGGTCTCAGTTTTACTGCCTCTGGAGTAAATTACTGTGGTGAGTTCTTAGAGCTCCCTGATAGTGCTGTTGCTGCTATTAAGGCTGGTTCTTCTAGTCCTATGCAGATGGTTCTTCCCTCGTGGCGCTCATACACTAACTCGGCGGCACTTGCCAACGGTGTCCAGACTCAGGTTTCGTTCCCTATTCCTGCCAAGTTCTCATCTCTTAAGAATCTTTTGGTTGTCACTAGAGGTCCTCAATCAGGAACCACTGCCCACTACCCCTCGTCCCACTGCGCTTTCGGCGTTGGCTCTGCCAACTCCAGTGGATACCAATTCAGAGTTGGAAGTGAGGTCCTTCCCTCCACTGCTCCTACTACATTCTCTGAGATTTACAGTGAGGCTGTTAAATGCTTTGGCTCTTTGGCTGATATGAACTTACAACCATCTATTGACCTTACCGCATTCACCCTCAACGTTCCCAACACTGTTGCTGGTCTAACTGAGGCCTCCATTGAGGATTCTGGTGCTTTTACCATTGGTATTGATATGGAGATTTACCAGAACGCTGATAAGAGTTCCATCTTTGCTGGAACAAACACCAACACCAGCGATATCTTCGCCATCATCAACTACTTTGCTAACTCTGCTTTCACTGTTCGCCAGACTGCTTTTGCTTGCTATGACCAGGTGCTCGTGTACGAAAACGGTGTGTGTTATTCTCGCTATTAAGAATGGAGTAATTACAGTTAAGTCAAAACAAACTATTTAGCCCATTTATAAATCTTATACTATTATAAATGGACGTAGAAGTAGCGAAATTATGGTTGAATCCGTCAGTATTAACGACAACAACAACAAATGTTGGAGTGAGAGATACGACATTTAGAAACTGCACCTATTTTATAGATTTGAGAGAATGTTTAGGTGAGACCCTCTACACAAAATATGACACATTCAAAGTGTTAATAACATATGCAGGAACACTCAGCGCAACAGAAATGAATACTATTTTTGTTAATGGATTGAATCTTATTAATGCTTCGTATCAAGGAAAGACCGCATCAACAAATGTAGCAGTAGCAGCGCAAGGTTCTAGTGCTGCGATAACAAATGCTAATATAGGAAAACAAACACAAACACGAGAGTTCATAATGATAAAACCAGATAGTAATAAAATATCACTCACATTTTCAGTAATAGCAGATAGTGGAGTAACTACAAATGTGGGAAACTGTCCAATGTTTTTAACATTTGCACCCATCAAAAAAGATGTAATATACAAAAATCCGTGGAACTTGCTTTATCAAAATGAACAGGCAAACTTTACATTATCAACGCGCATTTTATCGGCAGGTGCAACAAATGCTTTTGGAACAATGAACTCAACAATGACTAATTTTACATTTACAAATGTGAATATGCGACGCATAATAGGCACATTGTGGGACAAATATAATAAGTTCAATTTAATATGCGCTAGTTATGGGACAGGAAGTGTAGGAACCTCATTGTCAGGAAATCAAAGACTACAATGGTTTCAAGTAAGCGGATTACAATTTATAAACACATTGTCGGTAATTAATAGTAATAATTTGGTGCGAGATTATACTGTAACACCAATTTTTAATCCACAAAACACAAACACAGCAGACGCTGAATCATTTTCAAATCCAATTGGGACAACTACATTTAGAAAACCCGAATCGGAAACTGTGGATTTAAACTTTCAATTGTGGTCTATAAATAATAATTCAACTGTATTGAATGCTCAAATGAATCATTTTACATTGAGTTTTATCGTTGTTGGAGTTAAGGAATAAAATATAATGATAATATAAATGCTATCTCAAAGTGGTTCATTAATATTATCAACAAGTTCAACTGTTAATCCATGCACGATTAACGCACAGAAGACACAATTTACATTTTCAAATATTGACTTGAAAAATGTATTAGGAGAGATGTGGGATAAATATGATATTTTTGCTTTGAAACCAGTAAATCTTATTACATTTGGAACCATAACAATTGTTAGTGGTTCAACATATGGTGTTGTTACATATAACTTAGCAGGTCTTGATTGGACAAATATAAAATATGATACAGCACTTAATAGTAAGAAATATGCTCCAATTATATTTAGCGCTTCATCATCATCATCATCAAATCAAAATGTGTTGGCAACAAACACAGGACAGAGTTTCAACTTTCGCAAAGGACAGCGATTTGTTGATTTAGAATTTGCTATGACAGAATCAAATACAGTAGGTATTCAAAACTTTGGAGTGTTTCCAGCAGGAAATATTTATAATGATGCGGCATTTCATTTTGTAATTGAACCAGTCATAGAAGGTGAAATGAATGAGTGTGCTATATTTGGATTTAATACGCTTCAAACAATAACAAGTCAAGTTGGAAGAACAATTACATCATCATTTACAGAATACAATTATGCGTCATTTGATATGAGAGATTTGTGTCGTGATTTTTGGGATAAACACGATGATTTTGAAATAATGATGTCATCTTATGTTAGTATTGGTATTGGAACATTATCAGGTAATGCGCGAACAATGCTTTTTCAAATGAATGGTCTTAATTTTGTAAATAATGGAACACAGCAGGGTTCGTCAACTGAACGCTTACAACTCAACGCAGAAAGTCCAATAATTGGTGGTATAGTTCACGCCACCGCAGCATCTGGTCATCAAGTAGCAAATCAAGTCCCATTTGCGCCAATCCAATTCAAGAAGGATAAAGATAATGTAAATCTAACAATTACATTCCGGAATTACGATAATAACGGAAACTACAATGGAGTATCACTTAGCAATTACCGCGCAGTAATAACTTTCTATATTAAACCCATCTACAAAGTGGAAAAGGCAACACTATGTATCAACCCATTCTTTCTTACAACAACGCAGACCAATTTGGGCGTTCGTAATTCAGCATTTACACAATTGACAATCAACAATATTGATTTGCGTTCAGTATGTCGTTCAATGTGGGACAAGTATAAAAAGTTTAATATTTTCTTGACAACCACAGTAAGCACCAATGGGTCATCAAATGCAGCTAATGGTAGTTTCATTTTACAGATGCAAGGATTAGATTTTATTAATCAAACAGCATATATTACATCATCAGGACAAACACAAGTGGCGACACTTGGTGCTGTACTTATTGGTAATGGCGCACCTTATATTGGAGGAAATCAATGTGCTTATTTGACAACTTTCTACAAAATGGAAGATGTTGTAAGTCTTACACTTACAGCAACCGAACTGGCACCAACGCCAACATTTACAAACAGTCCTCTTGAAAACATGTATATATTTACGATTGTAGGCGTCCCAGAGGACGAAGGACAAGCTGAACAATTAAAACAAAATAGAATGTTCTAATTATACAAAAATATCAGAATCCTTGATATTCTCTATTGAGTGAGCGTTATAAGCATCTATCGCACCAGCAACCGCAACTGCACGAGGGTCTTTGGTTACCATTCCAATAGCAGGAAGGATTTTAAAAGTATGTGGATTTGTGAGAGTTTTAACAGCTGGATTCCAAGCGGAAGCGCCAGAAACAACATCACCGGCAGTTCTGTAAATATTACGATTGGGTCCACCTTTCACTTTCTGACCGATTGTTTGTCCGGAATCCAAAGCATAGACTTTGTCAGTCTTCTTGGAAATATCTTGTGCTATACGGCCTCCGAGAGAATGTCCAGTAATAACAGTTTCAGATTCATCATATTTGGCTTTTGCCTTTTTGAGAGTTTCGTCGGCCTCCTTGTATCTAATAGTGTTTTTGAAACCCCCAAAAACGTTCTCATAACTACGGTCAAAACCCTTTTTCCAAGATTGGGGAAGCAATGTCTCTATCCCGCGTTCAATAATTGGTTTTCCTTCGTTCTTGCGAATACCGAGTGCCAATTTCAAATCGGAATTGACCCAGTCTTGTAGAGAATGAGAACCAGTAATATTGTAAAGTAGTTTCTTAGTTTCAGGATTGTAATAGACTTGTTGATTTTCGTTGGAAAGTTTTTTGTCTATCTGGTAACCATATTTTGCCATTTCTTTACCTTGCTTATTTTCGTCATCAAGATAGCCCACACGTAGAGAATGATACAAACTAACAGGTTTATTTGGATTGTTGTTAGCATTATTCATTATAGTATATATAAAGAATAATATATTTATGTCTTGCCAAGAGGTAATCTATGAGGTGGTTCTTCAGAACCTCTTCTCTCCATAAGTTCCTCTAAAGGAGTTCGTTTAGTGGCTTCTCTATGCCAATCCTCAACCATATAGAAAAGTTCAGGAAATTGCTTTAAAAGCCCCGGATAAGCACGTTCAAAACGTAATGCATAATATTCAATATTAAGATATTCACCAATGCCAAACTTTTCAGGATTATAAGTATATTCAATTTCAGGTATTTTGTAAGTAAGAGATTCAGGAATCTCTTCAAGGTCAATATAGACGATTCTTTCATTCTCTTCAATAAAGTCAGACATATATAATATATACCTATAATTTATTCGCCTTATAATTTATTCGCCTTATAATTTATTCGCCTTATAATTTATTCGCCTTATAATTTATTCGCCTTATAATTATTTTGGTATTCTATCATATGCTACTCTTAAACCTTCTCTTATAGTTTTTAAGAGGACGCCCTTATCTCCGTCTGTAGAGTAATCTTCTCCCAATGCAGTATTTATACGAGTAATATATCCACGCAAATAGCCAACTTTTTTGTTATTAACATCTAATGGTGGAATACCCCAATAATCGGCTATCTCATTTTTAACATTTGGTTGGAGTTTTGTAGAGGCACCACCCTCTTTAATAGGCTCACGAGGTGGTAATCGTGGTGGTATAGGAATATCTTGTTGTTCTTCTTCTACTTCTGCAAAAATACCTTCAGGTTGTTCTGAAACTGCTTGAGGACCACCTTCATTGAGAGTTTCTGTAAATCCACCTTCTTCAATATCAACAGCACCAATTTGAGGTTCGCTTCTTTTAAATGGGTCAGGAGCCTGTCCTGCGCCGGGTTCTTGAGCGCCTCTAAACCTCTCAAAAAGTGGATTAATAACAGTTCCAAGTGTTGAAATATCTTCCAAGCGTTGTTGTTCTACTTCGCCACGTAAAGTTTCAATCATAGCAATGTTTCGTTGTTGAATATCCTCAATTTGTTGTTGTGTCATACCTTGTGTAATTTGTTGTAGTTCAGGACGAACCCTAAAAGGAAGTCCAGAGCTTCCAATAGTTTTAACATATCCAACCATATCAGAAGGTTGCTTAGAATCCAAAGAATCCAATGAAACTTGGCGTTTTGGTTTCTTCTTCTTCTTGTCTCTAAACACGCCTAATTTAGAGAGTTCTTTAATAAGTTCAACTACACTATCGTTTTTCAATGAGATTTGTGTTTGGTTGGTATTATGTATCATTATAATATATACAACTATAATAAATGAGCGTAAATAATTTGGATTACACTTCTTACAATTACTTAACCAATTTGGCAACTGTAAATGCCAATGAGGTAAATACAGATATCCTCACTAAATCAGACCCAGATATAAGCGATGCCCAATTTGACACATTAGAGGGGATTCGCACAAATGAAACAATTCAACAACAAATAGACGGCATTATAAATGGTTTAGAGACTGTTGGATATTGGGGAGCGTTCTGGTATGATGCCGACCAAATAAATGCTGGAACAACAAATGTGAATTATGTCCAATTTAATCATCAGGATACGAGCAATAATGGAGTGGTATTTGGCACATTGGGGTCGCAAATAAAGGTTCTACACGATGGAGTGTATAATATTCAGTTCTCTCTTCAATTCAATAAAACAGATGGAGGCAAAGATGAAGTCAGTGTATGGTTATTGAAAAATAGTGTGAATGTGCCAGATACAAATAGTGAGTTCTCATTGGAAGGAAATAATGATAGATTAATCGCGGCGCTCAATTTGATGATTAATCTCAAAGCGAATGATTATATACAGTTGGCGTGGGCCTCGGCAGACATAGATATGCGATTGGAACATTTTGCGGCACAAACAAGCCCTACACGACCGGCAACACCATCGGCAATTATAACGGTTCAACAGGTTACCAATGCGTTGGTGGGTCCAACGGGGGCAACGGGAGCAACTGGCGCGTCTGGTCTAAACGGCTCTACAGGAGCAACGGGAGCAACGGGACCAACTGGACCAGCGGGAGGTCCAACAGGAGCAACGGGACCAACAGGGCCAAGCGGAGGCCCAACTGGTTCAACTGGACCGACAGGACCAACGGGACCAAATGGACCGGCGGGTGATGGACCAGTGGCATATTCTGCGCTTGCTTTAGCAACAGCGACAGCGGCTGGATTATCAGCATACATAGTTAGCAACAATGCGTCCCAGGCTGCGCAAGATGTGGTTATAGGAGCAAACACAGCAAATATAGCATTACTGGGAGACCGCATTTTGCTTGTGGAAATAAAGACCTCAGACCAGTCGTGGGGTGCTTTCACAGGAACGACATTCAGTAGAAGAATGCAAATAACAAATACAGGTATGGCACCTGGAACAGATGCGGTTTATCTTGGTTCATCAAATGCTTCATCTTTCCTCTATGGATTGTCGGCGGCTAATCCAATAATATGCACGAACGGAACTTCTCAATTTCAAACATTGTTGGTGAATCAATCAGCTGAAGTAACGGGTGAGTTGTATGTGGGCGATACGCTTTATTTGGGACGCACAATACAAGCAGATAAGAAAATAGTTTTATATGATGGAAGCACAGGAGACGATTATGACTATTTGGGAATATGGACGAATAATGCGGGAGCAACACGTTATTTTAATTTTGAGGCTATGTCAGGTGGCACATATCAGTGGTATTTTGGAAATGGACTGGGAACTGCGAGAACATTGATGCGCACATTGAGTGCGACAGAAGAGGTGGGATATATGCCAACAAGCAGATTTTTAAAATCGCCGGGGTCATCACAGGAAATCTCAATGGTAAGAGACCCCGTCAATTTAGATGTGCGACTTGATATGACAGGAGATACAACAAGTGTGAGCTCATATGATGCGCAAATAATAGTTCATACTGGGGTTGGAATATCGGATAATACAGGACTGATGACTTTAAAAAGTGGAGACATAACTTTAAATACACAGACACTCGGGGCGATTCGCTTACTGGCAAAAACAAATATTTTGCTATCATCAACAACAAGTGATATAACAATTCAAGCAAACACGGAGGCGAACATAAACGCGCCGATTGTGGCGATTGATAGCAGTGAATTAGTGGCAAATGGCGTGGTGATAACAACACACACTTCAGCGTATGATTTAGTATTCAATAATCCAACAACCAGCACATTTGAGGCTCGGTCATTAGTGCCTTTTATATTATCAAGTGCTGGAACAACAAACATAAATTCAACAGATGCGATGACAATTAGTTCTGGTGATAATTTGACAATTGAAACAACTATCCCCGGTTTTGATTTGAATATTGACGCGGCGCAAGATTTGAATATTAACTCTGGCGGAATAATGACATTAGCGACAACACTCAATCGTATAGAAATTGATACCACAGCGGCTCTCACATCGGGAGTTATTCGTTTAAATGCGGGCGACCTCATTGATATGGATGCGGTAAATAATATTGAACTGACAAGCGCGGCAGATATTATCGCATCGGCAACTGATGTTGATATAACGGCAACAACCGGAATTATTCGCACAACAAGTGCGGGTGAAACAGAAATCAATTGCGGGATATTTGACCTTAATGCGACGGGTGCGCTTACCATTGATGCGGTTTCTAATGCATTTACATCGGCGAATGCAACAACATTTACGGCGAACGAATATACATTTAATGCAAGCACAAGTTCGTCAATGGCGCTTAATACATTGGCTGCGACTTTCGGTATGACTTTTAATAAACCAACGGTAATACAAAATACTGGAATTGGGAATGACTTAACAGTTTCAACGCCAGGGCAACTAAAACTAACATCAACCCTTTCGGGTGCGACTGATTCAATGAACATTACAACAAATACAACTACTGGTTATGATATAATTTTAAATAATACCACCCAGTCCAATTTTAAATTAAGAAGTAGTGATAATTTATTGATTTCAGCCGCATCAACACGAAATATAAATATTGACACGACAGGAAGTGGAAATATTAATTTGACATCTGCTGCCTCAAATATTACGATAGATGCTTTTGGCGTAAATACAATAGAGGGTGGAAGTATAGTTTTAACTTCGGCATCAACTGTTGCATCAACTTCCAATAGCGACACAAACATAACAAGCACAACGGGTGATGTTAATCTGTCAGCGGTCAATGGAGTGATTAATATGACGGCAACAAATACTTATATAGCGAATGCCTCTCAAACAGATGGACTCGCAACTTTGAATGGTGGATTTACAAGCACGGCATTAAGTAATATGAATCACGATTTTAGGATACAGCAAAACAGCTATACTCAGCCAATGGCGAGTACGTCGCAACTGGGATATACAAATACAAAGACGGCAACAACAGACCCAATGACTAATACACTAGCAAGTAGAATGACTATTGATATACCGAGCAAGGGAGTTTGGCTAATTGTATGTCAGTTGTATTTTGCCACCAATACGGGCAATACTGTATTACAAAAAGAAGTAATTGTAAGTGAGACAAGTGGGTCATCAGCAATTGCAGCGTATGGATTAATTTATTATGAAGAGATAAATGATAACGCAGGTGGAGCAAGTAAAAGACAATATCAAAATATTAATGGAGTCTATACATCAACCGGCGCAAAGACACTATATGTAAATGCCCGAACAGAAGTAGATACTGGAACAAATACGGAGTTCAATGTTGCCGCGAGTTGGACGAGAATTGGGTAGAATTAAAATCTTTGTAATAAATATAATGTCATCGTTTTCATTTATAAAACCACAGAATGGTCTCTGGAAGGAAGCAAAGATTGCGAAAGTCCATAGCCGTATTTTAGAAACCTTGACGAACCTTCCTCACGAGATTCGTGATAATAAACACAATATGGAGTTGGTGTCTCTGGTGTGTAATATGATAGAGAATTGTGGAATTAACAATAATAAGAAAATTGATAAACTTAAAATAGATAAGAAGACATTGTTGATTCAGATTTACAAATCTCTTTATGGAAACTTAACACCGCAGGATATAGAGACACTCCAAAAGAATATTGAGTTCTTACACGACAATGGACATATCATTAAACACCCTGCTTGGAAGTTGTGTGCATTCTCTGTTGTTGACTGGATAAAAAGAAAAGTGCTATAATAAATTGGAAGAATGGATACGGGACTATTTAGTGGAGAGAGTCCTTTCTTTTTTCAAAGCACCAAAACGAGTTGCAGTAATAGTGAATACTCTTATTACGCTTGATGCTTTGACAATTGTAAAAATTATATTACAGAAGTTTGGATTATCAAAGTTTGTAAATTTTCTATTTTGGGTAGGATTATTTGTGTGATTAATGTATAATGCCTTATACTGTTGAAAGAACTGGAAAAGGTTTTAAAGTTTGTGATGGCACTGGGAAATGTTTCAGCAAGAAGGGATTACCAAAAGCCACAGCAGAGAAACAGCGGATTGCGATTGCTTTGAGTGAATCACGTAAGACTGGTAAGCCAGCAAGTTCTTACTTCGCTTAACAAACTTCCTTACCAATTATGGTAAGAAAGTTTTTCGTTTTGAAAGAAACTATAGACTAATTAAATATTACTTAAAGGATTTTATTAACCAAAATCACTTAAGAAACAAATTAAAACGTTTTAATTTGTTTCTTAAGTGATTTTTCATATCAAATATTTAATTAAACGCGTAATTTTGGTTTATTACTTAACAAAATAAGTTAAATAAAAATCTTTAGCAATCTTATAATGGATTTTCGTGACGATATTAAAAAGTGCAAGCCCAAGATTTCGGAAGGCTCTCTTAAGACTTACAATTCTCTATTGAAGACTATTCACAAAGCATCTTTTGGTAAGGATGATTCTGATATTAAGAACTTCTCTAAGGAAGAACCCATTCTTAAGTTTTTAGAATCCAAACCTTATAATACCAGAAAGACTTATCTCGCAGCACTTCTCTGTGTTGCTCCTTCTGACAAGTATAGAGAACTTATGCTTAGTGATGTCTCTATATACAACAAAGAAATTAAGAAGTCAGAACTCACTGACAAATTGGAAAACTCCGCAATCTCTCAAGAAGAAATTGATAAGATTGTTTCTGACCTTAAACATACAGCAACTGTTCTCTACAAAAAGAACCACCTTCGTGTTCCAGACTTAATGGATATTCAGAACTACGTTCTGATTTCTCTATATTACGGACACATTGTTCCACGCCGTGCTATGGATTATGTTATGATGCTTTACAAAAACTACGATACAGAGAAAGACAACTATGTTGATTTCAAAAATAAGAAACTCGTTTTCAACCAATACAAAACCGCAACAAAAATGGGAGAAGTCCTCCGAGGCCGTCAAGAACTACCTATTACACCTTCTCTATTAAAGATTCTTAAAAAATGGGTTGATGTTATTCCCAAAGAGATTGACAACCTATTTTTCAATTCAAACTTGGAACCGCTTTCTAATGTTTCCCTTAATCAGAGATTAAATATGATATTCAGAAAAAAGGCTTCTGTCAATGCCTTGCGCCATTTTTATTTGACTTCCAAATATAAAACGCTTATGGAAGAGAATGAAAAGATGGAACAAGATATGCAAGCAATGGGCTCCAGTTCAGAACAAGCCAAAGTATATATCAAGATTAATGAGAAGGAAGAATAAGAGTTCGGCAAAATATTGAAACATTGAAAAGGATTTAAAAGTAAAAAATCGGTTCGGTCTCCAAAAATTGAACTCTTTTTTTGTTTTATTGTTAGAGGCAATCAAACAAACAACAACAACAATAACAACAACAATGGATACATACGAAACAACTATTAAAAAGAAAACAGTAGAAGAACTTAGAAAGTTCTTAAAAGACTTGGGATATAAGGCCTATAGCCGTGAGTTCAAAAATATGAAAAAAGCAGAACTTGTTTCATTTATTGTAGAGGACGCAAAGAAATACCAAAAAAAAGAAGAATTAATTGAACAAACCTGCCCCCACTGTAAGAGAAACGAGGAGGAGTGCGAGAAGAACGCAGAAGGGGAAAAGAACCCAATCACCGAGTGGTGTGGGTGGGGACTATCCTGCGACGACTGCTACTACAAAAACCACCCCGAATCCGACGACGAAGAAGAAAAGAAATATAAAATTGAGAATGGTTGTATTAGTTTTGACTTTTACAAAACCTTCTTATCAAATCATATGCCAAGTAATAAAATGAATCAAAAAATAATAAAATGGTTTGAAGAGAATGAAGACGAAGTATTAGAATATAAAGCATTTACAATTACAAGAAAGAATGAAAATAATGTTTGCTATAGCGAATGTATTTTGTTGGATTTTGATGATAAGTTTATACCAATTATTATGACTGGTATAAATACTAGTAGTTCATACGCAATGTCTAGATGTGGAATGGGTAGAGAAGAAGATGAAGATGAAATAGAAGAAACAATGACACTTGATGAAATAGATGAAATGTTGAATATCAAAAGTGATTTTAAAACGGTTATAAATAATCTTGAGAATTAACGGAGCCTACGGCTCCGGCGGGGCTTTAAGCCGTAAGGCTTCGCCTTTAGCCCCCGTTTTTTTCGCAACCTTCTATATACAATGCAAGTATCAAATAGTAATCGCAAGGGCAAACGCTTTGTTGCCACATTTAAGGACGGAACAAGAGTTCATTTTGGTCAGGAGGGTGGAAAAACCTATATTGACGGAGCTACTAAAGCACAGAAACAAGCCTATTTAGCGAGACACGGAGTTAATGAAGATTGGACTGACCCCAAAAAGGCATCAACGCTTTCACGGTATATCACGTGGGGTGACTACACAAGCATTGATGGAAATATTGCCAGTTTCAAAAGAAAATTCGGAGTTTAACCATATAAAGAAAAATGTTTTGGATACTATATATATAATGAATACAGATGAAGAATTATGGAAAGAGACTGATATTCCAAATTATTGGATTTCTACTTGGGGACGCATACGCTATAACCACAATATTAAACAGCCTTGTATTGCTGGTGGTGGACACTTACAAATATCTTTAAAGATGCCTAATGGAGAAAGATATTATCGTTATATACATCGTCTTGTTGGTTGCGCTTTTTTAGAACCAGTTGAAGGTTGTCCTTTAATAGACCACATTGATAGAGACAAGTCTAATAATCATATTAGCAACTTACGTTGGGCTTCGCATTCATTGAATGCACAAAATTGTAGAAATGCCAGAGCTCCAACAGAACAGGTTCTTAAACAAAGAGAATATATTCGGGCTTGGAGAGAAGCCAATAAGGACCGTGTGAAGCAATATATGGCTAATTATAAAGACAATAAAAAGAAAATCCAAAAAGCCGAAAGAGATATGATTCGTAAAATATTAGAATCAAAAAATTGAACTTTTTTGTTTATATTTGTGTAATGTAAAACAAATATAAAATAATAAAATGACTGAAACAAAAAAACAAAATAATTATATGCAATTGATGAATTGTATATTAGAATATAGTAAAAGTTCTATAACAGAAATAGCAATAACTGAATGGTATATTATAAAACATTATGTAGATGAAGAAACAACAACTTGTTTATGTGGAAAAGAAGGTTGTAAATATGTTTATACAATTAAAAACTTTTATAATAATAATGAATTATTTCCAATTGGAAGCGAATGTATGAATTATTTTACATTTGATGAAGAAGAAAAAAAAATATTAAAAATATATCAAAAATGGCATTTAAAACTTTATAATAATTCAAACTCTACACATTACAAAAAACCATTTAATGAAGTTATAAAAGATGTATCATATATTTATTCACTACAAAAAAAAATTATATATTTATCAATGGAAGACCAACGACTTGTAGAATATGCTAATGCTGTTTGGAAACATAATCCTCCTATAATAGAAGAATGTAAAAAATGTATAGAACAAAGAATAAAAGGATATAATAAATGTTATAATTGCTATATAAAAAGTAAAGAAAAATAATCCATATATATTAATATAGATATGGATAAGACACAGAGAGCATTATATGACAAACAAAGATATTTGAAAAATCAAGAAGAACGAAAAAATAATGCACTCAAATATTATTATGACAATAAAGAATACAAATTAGAATATCAACGCTATTATTATTTTGAAAATGAAGAACAAATAAAAAAATATAACACACAATATCAAAAAACAAAAAAATATAACGCACAATATCAAAAAACAAAAAAATCAAATTATGGTGTCCTATCAAGAAGAAAGAAAATAGAAAAAAATCTAAAAAATAATCAAAACCGTGTAGAGAAGTTTAAAGAGCAATTGGAAAATGCCAAAGAATGACTAACCTAACCAGTCTATCAAAAGATTCACGATAGATATTTTTTTTGCCTTTTATCTACATAATTATGATAAAAGGCAAAATATTAGGCTTTTTTATTTTCAAAAGGGTATAAAAAACTTTCTCATAGAAGTATATACTTTAGGAAAATGTCTAACTCAACCATTCTAACCAAAGATTCACGATTTCCCTTTGATTTACCTTTTGCCTCTACAAAGTGGGGTGCCTTTTACTTTGATTACAAAAATCAACACCAAAATAAGGTTCGCGCTGTATTAAAAGATATGGCTAATCAACTTTTAGAATTGAAAAATAGTGGAGACGATAATGATTATAGAGAGTGGATAAAGAAGTTTTTCTACTTATCTCAATATAATGAAGAAAGTGAAAAGTTTGAAACTCCAAAACGCCTCTTAAAACCAACTGGAAATATCAATAAAGAAACTGGGTTACCAACCGAATATGGTGCCACTTTACAAATGCATTATAGAAATGAAACTATTGCCATAGCAAAAGAATATTATAAACTTGTATGCTTACAGTTCAAGGAAATAAAAAATCATTATAAAATCAAAAAAGAAACAAATCAAGAACGAGATAAAGAACATCGCAGAGAACATGCAAGTGAAAAAATTGAATGTCCTTATTGTAAAGCAATAGTTGTAAGAGCAAAAATAGCAAGGCATCAAAAAACAACAAAAAAGTGTATAGATATTCAAAATGAAATAGAAAATGTCTAACCTAATCTAATTATTAAGTATCATTACCAATAATGGTAATGATATTTTTAATCCAAGTAAAATAATTGATTTTATAGTAAGGAATGTCTAACCTTAAGGGGGTATTAAAAGATTCAAGGAAATAAAAAGGTATAAACTATTATATACTAATTTTTTAAAATCTAATTCAATTACCCCTATTATAACCTTTCTAACTATTATGAATCTTTTTGTTATATCAAAAAGTTAGACATTCTATAAAATTAATTTCAAAGCATTTTATGCTTTCATAATAATAATTATTTATAAATGAAAAAATATCAGTTTGCCATAATATGAAATTCTAATAAGGAATGTCTAACCTTAAGGGGGTATTAAAAGATTCAAGGAAATAAAAAGGTATAAACTATTATATACAATTTTTTAAAATCCAAAATATGACTACCCCTTTAAAACCTTCCAAAATCTTATGAATCTTTTGATAGGGTGTAAGGTTAGACAATTATATTATTTTCTGTCCTTAATTAAATAGCCCGATACAATAAAAATCACAAAAATTAAATCATAACCACTGCATAAATGGTAATGATTTACCCTACAACCTGATAGATTACAAATCCCATAATAACAAGAACTGCTCCTACACCAATGGAGGTAGTCCAGCGTTTTAAGTCGTGTTCTGATGGGATATTAAAACTTTTCCAAGGCAACTGAGTAGGCAACTGAGTAGGCAACTGAGTTGGCAATTCATTTGGTTCTCTACATTCTTGGGGAATAGTAAATGATTCAGGAACCTTTGATTCCTCTCTACATTCCATATCTAAAGTTGGTTTAATGTCATCCATAGTATAACATTAAAGGATATTTATTCTTGGAAAATCAATTGTCTGCCGTCAGCCAATTCCATCTTATAACAGAACCAAGCGGTTTTGTGAGGAGGGCAAGTATGAAGCACATCATATTCAGTAATGAAATGTGTTCTTTGATTTGGAATAATAATTTGGAAGTGTGGAGAGGAACCAAGAAGGTTCTTAATATAGCCACGTTCTAAAGTATCAATAGGCACATAAAGGGCAAATGGTTTCTCTAAAGCAACACAGCGTTCAAATACTTTCTGCTTACAAGAATATGGTGGATTATCAACAATGCAATCCCATTGATCGGGTTGCCAAGAGAAGAAGTCTCTTTCTAAGTGAATAAACTTGGTTCCGTGGTATTTCTCAATAAAGGGGGCGCAAGCCCCCTTACAATAAAAAGGAGCCCAAATGCGAGTTTCGCGGTTTTTAAAGTAATGAAAAAAAAGTCCCCATACCCACTCAGGAGTTTCATAATCGTCCCGTTCTAATGCTTTTTTTTGTTTGTCGTGTAAGTAATACATCTATAGAGAATAGTGATACAAAAATAGAGGCAATGAAAATCTTCCACTTTTTATTTGACCCAGCAGTTTTTAATATAACCTTTCCATTATCTCTACCTCTTCCAACATACTTTTCGTATGACATATATGGTATAAGATTATTTTAATACTCTTCATCGCTATCATCACTATCGGTATAATCAATCTCTTCATCATCTGTAGTTTCTGTATCAGAATCATTAGTTTTTGATACTCCATAGAACTTGTAAATCTCTATTTGTGATATTTGTTTTGAACTTGTAATTTTGAATGTTTCAAGGTCTCCATTTGATTTTCTAATCCAAGTTCCAGTTTGTAAAATATTACGATTTATTAATCTTGCATATTGAATATGCTTAAGTTTATGGTAGAATATCTTGTATAAATCTCGTTTTGGTTGTATAAATGTAAAAGACCTATTCTCTACATCATCATCAACAATTTGTTTGACAATATTTGCTAGTGGGTGTCTTGGTCTGAAAGATAATATATGGTTTATTACTTCAACAGGAAGACTTATTTGTTTATTCATTTGTTTGTTAGTTTGTTTGTATATTAGTGCTTATGAAAAAAAGCAAAAAAATATTTCAATTTTTGCTTTTTTAATACTATTATGCGAAATAATAAACTGGTTCAGGTTTCTTTGCTTCAGAAGGAGTAATTTTAAAACTACTCTTATTTTGTTGAGTTTTAGTTTCGCGGGTTCTGGGAGGTGGTGGAGATTCCTCCTCTTCACTTTCAGATTCATAAATAATAGTCTTTTTCTTAGGTGGCTTTTTCTTCTTTTTGACAACAATGACTTCCTCTTCAGATTCTTCACTGGCTGATTCATAAATAATTTTTGGTTCTTTCTTTGGCTTTGATGCAGGCGG